CAGCGTTCCAAACAGTCCAGCCATTTCAACCTCCTACATATGGTCTGCGTCCATGTTACCATCAAGTCATGAGCGCAGAGCATCAAATATATAACCCATTGATTGGCGGGGCTGAAATTGCAGAGGCCCCTGGTCTCAATACGAAGAAGATACGTGCGCTACTCAGTGTGTCGTCCGCGTTCCCCTCAATGTGCCAAATCGTCAAAGAAGACGAGTCCACTGACTATATGGACCTAACACCGACACAGCTGAAAATCTGTGAGGCCTATGACCAACACAATTGGTTGATGGTCAATAAGTATAGGCAGGCTAAGGTCACCACCATCTCAGTGATGCTTCTGCTCCGAGACTGCATGTACCTTAGTGGCGTCAAGGGGTTACTTATTGCAGAACGTCAAGGTACGGCAGAGGATGTCTTCGAACGCATCCTATTTGCGTACCATCGACTACCGGAAGATGTAAAGATGCCTATCGCCGCCAACAGGAAGGCAGGCACCACACAGATCCATTTCTGTCACGGCGGTAGTATCAAGATTCTCACTACGGGTGGGCGGTCTCCTGCTATCGGTCGTTCCATCGACCGCTTGGTCATCACAGAGTTTGGTGAGTCCAAGTGGCAACGCAAAGCTGCCATCAATATCTTCCCCACATTGAACAAACGCCCCAACGCCAAAGTCGTACTCGAGTCTACCCCCGGTCGTGCGGGTAGCCACCATGAGCAGATGTGGCACTTATCCATGGAGGGGCGAGGGCGATTCCATCCACTCTTCTTCAACTGGTGGGAAGACAAGAGTTGTAGTGTTCATGACAAAAACTTCAAACCCACCGAAGCAGAACTCCACGTTCGTGATCAACACCCCGGTATGACAAACATCAGTTTGGCTTTCCGTCGTGCGGCTCTCGAGACGGAGTTTGGTGGAGACATTCGACTGTTCACGAGCAAATACCCATCGGGTCCCTACGATGGATGGATTGGCGAAGACGCCCCCATCATGCCCGTTGACGTATTGAAGCCTTGGTTGGACCAAGCCGTTGCCGACCCACCTCTGGGGATAGCCGGTTGCCACGAACTTGAACCGCCAAAACGCACATCCACCTACCTAATAACTGCCGACCCCGCAGGGTTTGGTAGTACCGGTGACAAAAGCGCACTCACTGTGTGGGACGCCATTGAGCGTAAAGAAGTCGCATTCTGGGAAGACCGAGAGAGTCCAGACCGGTTTGCGCGTCGATTGGTCCAAGTCCAGGCACGGTACAACCAAGCCCTATTGGCTGTCGAGTCCAATGCGGCAGCTTGTATCGCAACCTTAAAAGATATCGGTGTACACAACCTCTTATGGACCGACCGCAACCACCCCGGCTGGTACGCAACTTCCAAACGAATCCAAGAGGCCGAAGCCCGCCTCGTCAAGATGCTCTACGAGACCGACATTACAATCCGTTCTCGTGGTACATTACACCAGCTGGTGAATTATGACGGTAGCCGAAAGAAGAGGGTAAAGGGTCTTGACGGAATCACCCATCACTTTGACCGCGCAAGAACGGCTATCATGGCAGCAGATATTCTTTCCCGACGACACTTTACTCGTGCCAAGCTGGAAGAAGGTGCATACACCAGGACACCTGGGCAACTTACTGTTGCAGACTTAGATAAGATACAACGAGGCGACAAGACAGCTCTCAAAAGCCCATTCCGACCACCACCCCGTAAATGGATGTAACAAATGGCAACAAGTTTCAGTGATATTGGCGGCGACCCCTCAACTTCTTCTTACGGTTCCTCCATTGAGGGTCTGGATACATCTCTTGATGACCCCGCATCGGGGCAAGGCCTCAGTAAAAAAGCAATCGCTGCGAAGGTGAAGGAGCTAAAGGGCGGGGGGAAAGGTGTTGCTGGGGGTGCGGGCGAAGGATTTCTTGAGGGGCAAGCACGTCGCGCTGACACCATGACAGTCAGTGAAGGCGCAACCCACCCCTACGGTCTGACCGCGAAAGAATACCAACAAATGCGGACGCGGGATCAGCGTGCCGCAAGTCTGGATGCACTCATTGCGGCCTACCTACAATCGACGACGAGGCGAGCATGACCAAGCTAAATGGTCTCATCGATAAGCATAAGAAGTTCTACAACAAGAACGAAAAGCAGTTGTTCGATAAGGCCCGACGCTACTACAGAGGCGACTTCTGGACAATGAGCCACAACGCCAATGCGTTGGGTAATGACACTGCGCTGAACTTTCTGTGCAGTAAGAACCTCATTTATGCCATCGCAGACACTGCGGTCTCTGCGCTGTTGGGACCCAACCCACAGGTCACAGCCAACCCACGCAACCAGTTGAGCCAAGACTTCGCCCCCGCTGCGACCGGCTTGCTGGAATACGTGTTCAAGTCCAACAAGATGAGGCGACGTGCTGCCACGACACTCATCGATGCAGTGCTCTGTAAGAGAGGTATCTTCAAGACCGGGTGGAGTAAGGAAGAAGACCGCCCTCTCATACGTGCCGTCGATCCATCCAGCATCTTCTTCGACTTGGCTGTGAGGGATGTAGACGACATCCGCTATTGGCTCGAGGCAACGGTGCTCCCTTGGTCCACGTTCAAGGCCCGTGTAGACCGTGGGCAATACAGCAGCGACAAACTTGCTGATATTCGTCCTGATCGCTACCCCAAGTGGCTACTCGATGAGAACCAACGCGGAGACTCCAAGTCGGTGAGAGACGCTGTCCAATGGGTCACTGTGTGGGAGTACTACAACAGAGAGACCAATAAGGTTCAGCACTACGTTCAGCAGGCAGACACCGTCGTGTTCGAGGATGATATTGATTACATCCCCTACAGCATGTACAGCCTCAACCAGTCGGGCGTCGATTGCCTGGGACTCTCTGAGGTACAGCTCGTCCTCAACCAGCAAGAGACCGTCAACGACCTGTTGACCCACTGGAAGAAAATCGTCTATCTCATGGTGCCGCGCATCCTTTATGATTCTGGTCGCATCACCGAAGAGGACCTCAACAAAGCTGTCGAGGCGTCCGTTGGTAGCTTCGTGGGTATCACCCCACAGAACTCCGAAGCCCTCAGAACACTCGCAACCCTGTTCTACGAGATGCCTCTGCCCGACACCCCCATTGGTGTCAAAGAGTTTGTCGCACGGCAAGAAGACGATGCAGCATTCATCTCCGCACTCGCTGAAGCCGCTCGAGGTCAGGTCACAGGAGCCAGGACCGCAACGGAGATGGCAATCATCGATGCCCAGATGCGTACCCGCCTCGCCACACGAGAAGGTCACATCAACGCAGCCATCGAGGATGTTGCCAGCAAAGCGTTCTACCTCTGTAAGAAGTACATGAAAGAAGAAAAGATGGTGCGCGTCTCCGGTAATCGAAAGTGGCTCAGTGTTGACCTTGACTCCATTCGAGACGTAGACGTTGGCTTCGAGATGGTCAGCTACAATCCCATCAAGCAAAACCCCAGTGTCATATCCGAGACGCTGTTGCAGGTGATTCCATTCCTGGCAGAAAGCGACCACGTCGACAACCGACGATTGATAGAAGAGGTCGTGACCGGTCTTGGCTTACCACAGCGGTTGATGATGCCAGAAGACGAAGTCGCCCAGCTCATCGCAATGCAGGGTCAGATGCAGATGCAAATGGCCCAAGGAGGGGCAGGTGCGCCACCGGGACCCCCGGTAGAGGCACCGCCACATGGGGCAGAGGGGGGTCAGCCACCAAGCCCAGAAGAAGCCTTTGCTGCTGGGGGCGGGGCACCAGTACGCGAAGCCGAAGCGTGATACAACTTAGATAGGAGGAAGTAATGGCTACCAAATCAACCAAGAAGAAAGCACCCGCCAAGAAGTCTACGGCCAAAAAGGCACCTGCCAAGAAGCCCAAGGCTGAAGCACCGGCACCTGAACCGAAACCCGAAGCTGATCGGGGTCCTCGTTGGACACCCGGTCGTCGGCACCCCAACTGGTAGGAGATCATCGTGGCTTTCTGGAAGGATGCCGCCTATAAGGTTGGCGGTAAGGCAAAAGAACTCGGTGGGGGAGTGGGTGAAGTGGCTTCACGTCCCGGCAAGACTGTTGCAGAACAGTTTGATGTCCAATCCCGCGCACATCGAAAGCATCGTCGACTGAAGCGGCGTATGAAGCTACGGCACGGAAAGGAAGCCGTCCAAGAAAAAGCGATACGCCCTGCTCTTAGGGTAGCCACTTTGGGTATGTACCAGGGTCCCAGTGACACAGACGATATCCTTCAGGGCATGAAGACCCAAGCCCGCGAACAAGAAGATCTGTACTGACCGCGTACCCGTCAAGAGGACATGACATGACCAAACGAAAAAAGAAAAAGGTAGATACTTCGGATGACAAAGCCAAAGTCGACCCCGACAGCATCATTCGGAAGATGGTAGCTGGGTTGAGCACCTCTTTCTCCACTCGTCCCCCCAACAACATCAAACAGTTCGAAAGCGACCAAAAGAAGTAACCAATGGCAAGGCAGAAGAAAGCAAAAGATACCGACGACCGCGACATAGACCAAGTTATGCGGGAGGCCGAGCTAGAGGCGCGTGCGTTAGACGCCCTTAGGGCTGGAGAAAGGGCAGGTGTTCCTATAGGGGAAAACGTGAAATACGCCCGCAAGCGGAGGAAGTTAACCGTAACTGAGGCAAAGGGGGAAGCACCGATCAGTAGAGGTCAAGACCCTGCCGCAGTGCGGAAGTTTGGAACCAGTGTCGTGCTTGGTACAAGAGCCGCCAAGGCTGAAGCCAAAGGACGATCCCGCAAAGCTGAACGACTCCGTGAAAAAAGCGAGGCTAAAGATTTCGAGGCGTGGTCACGCGGTTTGTCCGACAAGGAAAAAGACGCGATCATGAGACGGTACATGCCACCATCGAAAGAAACGTCGGATGCATTCGAGAAGAAGAGAGAACACGAGAAGAAGAGAGAATAGATGGCCATCTACGAGTTCAAATGCCCGAAGTGCTACAAGGTCGTTGAGAA